CCAATATGGGATGTTGTAAGAACACCAGATACCGTAGTACTAACTCCTGATCCTTCTATAATTGTTGCGCTATTTACAGTAGATGAAGCGTTAACAGAGTTAGCCGTTACTGTAATTCCTGTGCCTTGCGTAATATTTATTGCACCTATACTAGGTACGGCATTTACTCCTGTAACTCCAAAACCTAGCCCTACATCAACACTTTCTAAAGTGATTGTTGCACTTACGCCTGTAGGAAACACGACTTCTTGCTTAACAACCGCTGCTCCTATCGTGCTAACAGCTTCAACCCCAGAACTAATACCTACACTAATACCACCGCCTTCAATAGTAGTGACATTAGAGATATAACTGGTCATAAGTAAGGCTGTTGCGCTTACAGAGGTTCCTAACCCTTCAATAATCGTTACTCCTACTGGAACTCCCCATCCTGAAGAACCCCAAGTAGAACGTGACCAACCTCCTGTAGGAAAAGCATCCGCGCTTACACCTGTAACGGGAACGGTAATTGTTTGAGCACCAGAGGCTGCAACTGTTCCTGTAAAAGATGTTGCGCTTACACCTGTAACGGAGACGAGTTCAACCGTTGAAGGCTCGCCCCACGTTGCGCTCCCCCACGTATACCTACCCCATCCTGAATAGGTAGTGGACATTTACGAGATTCTTATAACTGCATTATTCGCATCATTAGCTGGATACTGAATAGTAAAATCCCCATTACTAGAAGACTTATTACCACCAAAATCTAACACGCAAACAGAAGGTTTAGCGGCATGAGTAGTTGTTCCGCCTGTACCTGCTGTAGCCAACGTATAATTATAAATTAAAGCACATCTTGCATTACTAATACTTGAAGAGGCCCAAGTTGTGTCCGGAAAATCTAAGAAAGCCGTTGCTACGGTGCTTGAATTATTAGCAAGTCCTAAAGTAGCTGTTCCTACGGTTTGTCCTCCCGCAGTATATACTCCTTGACTGTCTGTTACTTCATTAGTAGATGTGTAACCTGTTAAATCTTGGTTAGCATCGGATCTACTAGATGTAAACATTGCAATCCAAAAAGCATCGGCCGCAATTACACTCCCGCCTGTACGCGAATGACTTGTCCAAAAATGTATTCCAGCTGTTATTTGTTGTTTATAACTACCGGTCATTGCTTGTGCTATCGCCATATTATAATCTCCTTATGATTTCGGCCATATCACCATGACCTTGTTTATTAAACATCGCCCAAAGAGTGGTTCTTTCACTTTGCGCCATCTTATTCATATAATAAATAAGAATCTCTCTCAACTTTTCTCTGTGTGCTATAGCTTGATCCCGTATGACAGGAGGAGCCGTATCACTTACCATCATTATTTTATTTAAGGCTAACTCAGCTATTTGTTCTGGGGAGTGTCCCCCATTATCTGAAGTCATTACCGTAACAGTGCCTACATCACCACTTCCGTCGGCTTTAAACATTATTGAACTTCCCTTCTTAAATCATCATAACGGTAAGAATCTCTAGTATTCTCGCCTTCACCAAGATTTTTAAGCCATCGTATAGCTTCCATATAACGATCATTGTATAGCTTTAACAAAGAATCCTCACCTTTCTTAAAAGTATACGCTTCTACTAAAGAACCGTACAGTAATGCTAAAGGAGCATTAGTTCCTAACCAAGTTTCTCCACTAGCTTCCGTAGTTATAGATTTAGGACGGTAAAAATAATGCAATTGCATATCATAAGCTGCTGTAGGAGGAGGAGATAGTAGAAACGTTGTGTCATTCCAATCAGCATAAAAAGCCGGCACACTAGTAACGGTGCTATCTGGGTTATAATCTTGCAAAAAAGTTACTTGTTTATAGAGTAAAAACTCTACATTAGAGCCATTCTTTACACTTAGAGAAAAAGGCGCTAAAAAATCAACGGGTTTAGATAAAAATTGATTACCGGCACTTGTAGAACCCTCTGAATTTTTTCTAAAAACAGAAAGTTGCACTTCTTTTAAAATACGTTCTTCTGAGTTAACAATAAATGTATTAAGTTGGCTTACAAAAGTTGCTTCTTCATTTTGCGTGTAATCTTGAATTGCTGTTTTTAATGTTGCGTATGTAAATGCCATTATGCCTCCACTGTGACAGGACCTGCCGAAGCAGTTCCTCCGCCACCTGTTATTTCCCCTATTATACCTGTTTCACTAGAGCCACTAGCAGAAATATCTATAGTATAATCATAAGGTACGTTAGTATTATATACCTTAGTTACAGTATATCCGCTACTGTATTCTAAAGCCGCAGAAGTAAAGCCATCAAAAGCTTGTGTAGTTCTTAAACGAACGACATCTCCTACTTTTCTAGTACTTCCTGGTTCTGTTACTCTAACTATTGAAGAACCTGCATTTGCTGATTCAAAAGGATTAAAAGGTAATAAAACTTCTACTGGAGGTTCTGTTCGAGCAGGGCGACTTACCCTTAATGCTTGTGGATCTGGCTGTATGCGCGGAGGTGATAATTGAGGTTGCTTGGCCTCGTATTCATCAGGTCCTACCAGTAATCCATTCCACTCTAACAGCATTTCACGAAGAGGGTACTGCCTACCAGACCTATCAGAAATTCCTAAAGCGTATTTATTACTTGCAAAACGTGCCATTCTATATCCTCAATGATGATTGCGTAGGAACTAATCGTAAAGGAACTCTTTCGCTATCTTCTGCTGCAGCTCTTGCCCACTCTTCATCGTACATTGCTTTTAATAAAGGAACTCTTTGAGGAGAACGTTTTACAGAAATATAATAGGCTAATCCTGCCGCTAAACAAGGTAAAAATCTAAAAGGTACATCGGGTTCGTTCTGAGAAGTTCCTACATCTTGAATACGTTTTACGCGATAGTATATTAATTGATCCGTTGAGTTAGTAGGTGCAGGCCAAACAGTAATAGTTGGCGTAATTAAACGGTCTATGTAAAATTGTGTTGGTCTTCCTTGTGAAACTTTATTGGGAATAGCTAAATAATCCCCACGGCTTATTCTTCCTATCTGTATATCTTGACCATCTCTACGAATAACCGCTTCTAAAAGATCTACAGTTGCTCGCGCATCGTTTAGGCTAGGAACTGCGGTAACGCTAGTTACGGCTCCACTTGTGCTTCCTGTAATATTGTCGGCTGCAGGAGTAACAACAAATGTTCCTACGGGAACGGTAATTGTCATAGTAGTGCCACTAGGTTTAGTAATAACTTTTGCTGTTGTTCCACTTACACTTCCTGTTATTGTTTCTCCAATTGTAAAGTTTGCAGAAGCCGCTACAGTTAATGTAATAACACCTAAAGGATACTCGCTAATAGCCGAAGTTGTAGATAGTTGCGCCATATTTTGCGTAACCTCTTCTACGACCCATAAGTTTAACCCACGATTAGCCCAATCAGAAAACAAAAGGTTTAAAGAACGTCTTGCACTTTTAGAGTCGTACCCAGTACGTAACTCTAATCCGCAACGTTCATAAGCCTCTTCAATAATATCGTTTATACTTAAATTAAAATCAACGGTGCCTGAAGTAGCCATTCTCTTACCCCTCTGCTATTTTTTTAAATGCGTTTTTGTCTGGAGCTCCTTTTTCACCTACTTTTCGCATGGTTTCTCCAGAACCCTCCGCTATTCTTTTTCTTTTAGCGTGGACGTTTGCATATAAACCTGGTTGAGATCCGCCCGCTGCATATCTTTTTTTAGAACGAGCATCGGGGGAATGAACTCCCCCGCTCATATACACATAAGCTTTATTGCCAGGATTTAATTTTTTCTTTTTTTCATTTCTTGCTGAAATATTAGCTACTGAATTAAAAGTTCCCATAATAAATCCCTAAGTATTAGAGTATATTTTAATACACTCCATGACAACAGTGTAGGAATCATTAGCTCCTTCGCCAACCGTTCCAAAATAGATGTCTCCATTTGATCCGGCTGCACCAATAGTTGGGTTAGGCAATCCACTAAAACTTGAAAAGTCTAAAACATCGCTATAATTTTCCGGAACTTGCGCAGCTAGAACCTGGGTAGTTGCAAACCAGTTAATTTTAAGCGTTAGACCTATAGTAGAGTACCAGATTTTGTTAATCCGTACTCCTGTGCAAGGGTTTCCATTAACAGGATTTATTGCTAAATCAGAAACATCTATTTTTTTTACTGGAGTGCCTTCACCTACGTTAACAAATGTATGAACAAAAGAAGCTACAAACTTCTGAGGGCCATCTATAATGATAGTATTGGTGTTTACATCAGCCATGATTTATTTTCCTTTATTTATTAAACATTAGTTAGCAGGTGTATCCTGTAGATTATTAGCTTGTATATAAGTAATTGTAACAGTTGCTTGACCAACAGTTGCTGTTGTTCCTACTGTTATAAGTGTAGCTGTAATCCGAGTATCTTTATCCACACGATCCATATTATCAAAAGCGGAAGCTTGTTGTGTATGATCTGCTGCAACCTTAGCATTTTGAGCTGCAGTATAATAGGCTGCTGTTACTCCACCTGAATCCGTTTTACCAATCGACATTGTTGCGCTAGTACCTGCGTCACTACCTATTGCAAAACGCATTAACACTTGAACTATCTGTGA